TATGTATATTTCAAGTTTATGTCAAAAGTTCCTGCAAAAATTAAGAAAAAGTATTAAATTCGACAAAAATATACACTTATTTAATTCAAGTTAAAAAACTAAGTTATTTTGCTAAACTCATAATTTATGTCTTCTGCTTTATATAAACAGATATCTGTTATTTCTACTTGATTTTCGCTAAATAAAGTTATATTTTCACCATCACTAAGAGAACTTTTAAATTTAATACCATAATATCCAAGATTTTTGATATATTCAGTTAAATATTGAGTAGGAATATAGTCAATATCATCATAATCTGAATTTACTGGAGTAGACAGACTTTTACTAAATTCTCTAACCAAATCATGGTTTAGTAACTCTTCTTCTAAATCATCACATTCAAAAGCTGACTTGAAATACTTGTATTTTGTCAAATCAACTATCTCTAATGTTTCTGCTAAATTAAATTCTGCTACAGTTATTCTTGCACCTTTTGAAGGCCTAACTTCTGATATAACAGTTTCAGGTTTATCACCAAGATATAAATATGGGATTCCTATAGGATTTGCTCTCCCATTTTTTGTTTTTTTCTCGGGGGCATCCCCATTTTTTCAGCAGAATAAATTTCAGATTGATCATTTTTCATTATTCTAGCTCTATATAAAATGGTATTCTCTTCTATAGAATGAGAATATTGATGAATTGTATTATTAAGAAATTCTTTCAACCAGCTATCCTCAATAAAAAATCTATTTTTGTGTTTTATTTTTTCACAAAACTCATCCCAAATAGTTTCACCCCCTACATATAGAAATGAATCTTCTTTTCGTGAATATAAATCACAATCATCTAAACAATATTCGGGAGATCTATTAAAATTAATAATTTCAAAAAATAATGAACTTTTCTCATCTAGAGTTAACTCATCACTAAAAATATACCAATCGTTCTGAACTAATTCTGTCAGCAATTCTCCTCTATCCAAAGCACTTTGACCAGGACCATAATGTTCCCCATAAGCTGTTACTTCATAAATATCTGAAAATTGTTGAAACAGATCAGATAGTTCTGAAATTTCAATACTCATAATATTATCTGAACCACAATAGTTGCAACGTCCCAGAGAACCATATTCTTCAATATAATTTATTAAAATACTATCATTAAAGCAATCTATACAACATCTACCCATAAATATTTGTACCTCCCAAAATAATAATAAAAATCTAATATAATTAATAAATTCTATGTATATAATAATTAATTATCTAAAAATGTATAAACTCCTCCAAAAACAACAAAAAACCTCCAGAGCTTTCGCCCCAGAGGTTAAATAATAATCTATTAATCTGTCTCTAAAGGTTTCTGCAGCTCCTTCCCTATCCCTTCCAGCATCTTTCCTGCAATCGGTTCAATATTATGTCCTGGTATTTCTTTTTTAGCCTGGTTAGCTAAATATTTATAAAGCTGATCATCAAGTTCTGTTTCATCCATAATAAAATTAGCAGCTTCAAACCCTAAATTCTTAAGATCCATTTTGCCACCTCCTTTCTCAAAGAGGAATAATCCCCACTTAATAGCTTCATTAAGAAATAGTTCTTTCATATTATCTGGCCTGCCCAACTCTTTGTATTTCCAGATTAAAAACTCCCAGTATCCATTATCATTGATATATTCTTTATCCAACTCTTTGCCATAATCTTTTAAGATTTCATTAGCTTCAGCAATGTTTTCATCCACAGAGGGCTGCTCAGGAGTCAAATCGTTATTATCTCTACTGATTGATAACTTCATTTTTTTATCTTCACTATCATAATTAAGAACTTTCTTTGAGATAATCTTCAACACCTTCTGCAACTGCTTCCATAAGCAAATAAAGATATTCTCTCTCATTAAGAAGTTTTTCCTCTCTCAAATTAGTTATAAAACCCATTTCTACAAGGATTGCTGGCATATCTGTCTTACGCAACACCCAGAGCTTATCTCTTCCTTTGATACCTCTATCAGGAGTATCTGTAACAGCAATTAATCTCTTTTGAACTAATCCAGCCAGTCTTTTACCTTTTCTACTTGTAAACTTCATAGAACTATAATAGAGAGTCTCTATACCCGCTGCAGTTGAGTTAGAAGCTGCGTTAGCATGTAATGAAATTACTAAATCCACATCGTTCTCATTGGCCATATCAACACGATCATATAGATTTACATAAACATCTTCAGTTCTAGCCATTAGAACTTCATGACCATTTTGTTCTAACATTGGCTGCAAAATTAATGCTGCAGCTAAATTAATATCACTCTCTTCAGAATAAATATCATCTTGATATATTCCATCGTTTTCTTCTAATTCAATTGGATCAACTGCACCTGGATCACTTCCACCATGTCCAGCAAATACTGCAATTTTCATTATTTTAGCTCCTCTCCAAACTTTTTTTCCTTAGTCTGCAGCAATTTATTTCTTAAAAAGTCAGGTATAGTTATCCCAAGCTCATCGCAATTTTCTAAAATAGAGATAGCTTCTGTAGCTCCAGCCCATAACAATACAAAATCTCTCATTCCTGTCATACCAAGCTGGGTAACTAAATTACCTAATAAAATAACAATCACATAAGTCGATATTTTACCCCAACCTTTTCTCGACATCCAACTAGATAATTCTCCTTTTCTGCCAGCTTTTATAAGCCCTGTAATATAATCTGCAGCAATAAGTATTAAAAAGCTCTGCATAGATACGTTCATATCCCCGAATAGCATAGTTATTACAGTTCCTCCAGATGCCAGAAAGCCTTTTGTTGTTGGATGCTCAATCAGTCTTTGAATATAATGGTGTACTTCTGTTATAAATAATCTCCATTTACCCCTCAAATTTACCACCTCAAATTAAAAAAACCACCCGTCAAGGTGGCTGCATAATATATTTTGTTTATAATCTACCGCTTATTGAATCTTTATCTGATTTTAGCTTTCCTATTAATGTTTCAAATTCTTTACCTAAAGTTAAAGTGTATTTTTTCCCTTCATTAACTGTGTGTTCTTCTTTAACCTCTATTATTCTAGTCATTGCTCTGAAAATACCCGGGTATTCAACAACTACAATATCACCTAAATTAAAATCAATCATATAATTATAAGGACCGTATTGGTTATATTCAACCTCAATCGAGGTATTTCTATTAATGCTAATGTTTAGCTTAGCTTCCATCATGCTTTCCCATTTATCAAAAGGAAAATTATCTTCAAAATCACCAAAACTAAATTCATTAGTCAGTATAGCTTTCAGCAAATCTTTAACTTCAGTTTCTGTCCAATCATTATAAGCACCACTTGGCTCATTAGTTAATAGTCTTGCCACAAGTTTGGATACATCAAATGCCCAACTATTTATATCAGCAGCAGTAGTATTATAGTAGAGTTTATCCGATATTATCTGCTCTATTTCATCCCTGTTATAATTATTGATTAAGTCACGCTCAGTATAATTTGTTATTCCAGCAGCTATCTTTATTAGCTCAGCTAAAGTCATATTATCAAAATATAACGTAGGGTTACTTTTAAATTCATCCCAAACCCACTCTTTAAATTCCTCTAACTGCCATCCTTCAAAATCAAATTCCTCAAATTTAAGTTTGGCTCTATCTAGTAATTTATCTGTAGTATCCAGGTCTCTGGCATCTAAAAACAACTCACCCCTGCTCAGATCAGTTAATTCAGTTTCTTCACTGGCTCGATTAACTCTTTCTCCACCATAAATAGTAAAGGTATAACTCTGACCAGTAGATCGTAAATAAGAATCTATTTCAACCCCTGCTCTATACTTATAATCAGTTCTAACTGCAGCCGGAAACATACTATCTTCCCAAGTAAATGAAGTAACCATATCCATCCTATAAGCAGTATCACCTGCTAAAAAACTAGTTACTCTGGAATCCATTATACCTCTGTCTACCTGTTTCAATAAATTACCATCAGTTTGGGAATAACCTATTTGCTCCTGTTTATTACCATCATATAGTAATAAATATTTATAATCATCACTTCCCGGTTCAATCTCAAATTCACTCGGCATACTAACTAATTCTATCTCAGTATCCTCAACACCTACATCAGTAGCTAATTCTGCAGAATATACAAAAGTATTCATATCTGGAAGTCTGACTTGAGAAGTTTTATTAAGTGCAAAATCACCAAGTTCAAACATTTCACTTGCATATTGAAAAAATCCACTAATATCTCTATTCATCATTTCTTCAACAAACGGGCCTGGACTTAGCAGAGTACCACTCATGTACAGTCTATCATTTTCACGATAACTAGAGTTTGTTCTCACAATAGGCAAATTAGAAGTAGTCTCTATCTCAGAATGTTCAGTTTCAATATTCAAACTTAAACCCAGAACATAGTTCTGTAAAATCTCAGTTATTTCAGAACTAGAAGCGGCAGAGAATTGAAAAATCAAAGCAGTTAATAAGTTGAAATTAGGATAACCATCATTTTCATCTTCATGAATACCCCAAGTTTCTTCAAAATCCCAGTTAATATAAGTTGTACCTTCATCATAAGGATAAGTCATTTCTGCTGTAGTTCTTGCATTTTCTCCATCTGAGTTATATGTGAACGGCCCAGCATCAATATCCTCATTATAATAACAATTAACTACAGATTCTGCATCATAACCCCAATTTACAGCAATCGGAGCTGTTTCTTCTGGAGCAGATAAAGTACCAGCAAAATAACAGTTCTTTATTTTTTGTGTATCCCAACCCCAGTATCCGCCACATATTCCTCCAGCAGATGAACTGCCAACAAAATCTCCTTTAGCAAAACAATTTTCATAATTGCCACCACCATAACCAACTATTCCACCAGCGTACTCAGCATCAATATTACCTTTAAAGCCACATCTTTTTATATTTGTTGGTGTCCAGTTTAAATAAGCAACACCGGCTATACCTCCAGCAGTACCAGTTGCTGTAATATTACCTTCAACAATAACATTATCTAGTTCATAATCATCAAAATTATGTCCAGAAATCATACCCACTACTCCACCAACCTGATCTGCTCCCTCTATATCTATATTTTTTAAATTTAAACTTTTTATAATTACCTTTTCATTATCATCAGTATAACCAAAAGTAGAAAAAAGACCTACATTGTTTAGTGTATTATTTTTAAAAGTAAAGTTTTGTATTGAATACCCTTTCCCATCTAATTCAACAACAATTCTGCTCCCATAATTAGTTTGGTCAAAACCATTTCTTATAGGCGGGAACTGACCTTCAGCAGTTATAATAGTATTTTCAAAACTATCAATTGCAACATAATCCGGTATATGAAAGTCTAATAAATCAATATCATTCATTAGCTCAAATTGTTGTCCACTTGTATATCTAATGTTAAATAAATCTTGCGGTGTTTGTATTTGAAAGTTAATAGCCCCACCTTTTAAAGTATAACTTCCAATATCTACAGTTGTATTAGGCCAAATATCATATTGCACATCAAAATTATAATTAAAACCTCGATAAGGTGTCATAGCAGACGGCTCAATTTTTAATTCTCTTAATAAAAATGGAGCAAAAATTATGGGTTTATAGGCATCTTCTGTAGGCATATCATCATAATAACTTTGCAATTCTTCATCATCTCCAGCTAAATTAGCAGAAATATTTCCATTAAAACTACCTTGATTTTCTAATAAAATATCTATTTTAGCATTATTAGGAGATAAAATTGCATCCCCACCAGCAACATGCTTCGAAACATCAACTGACGAATGAGTAGCAGTTGTGCTTCCATTAATAGTGGCTAAAGTAGGAACTCCTCTGTCTTTTGTTAAAGCTAAAGATATATGTGCATACTCTATTGTAATTTCTTCACTACTACTCATAATCCCTAGTCTAAGTTTATCAGTTGGAAAATTAACTTCATTAATTTCTGTTTCGTGTTTAACTGTTTCAATCCAATTTATTAAATTTCCATTATTTAAATAGGTTTCATAGTCAAATGTAAGTCCACCAAGTCCTTCATAATTATGATTATCATCATAAAATACAACATCCCCTCCAGCTGAACAACTTACAGCAATTGCGCTGTGATAAGTGTTAAAAAAACCTGTTATAGAATCTTTATCCTCTAAATAACTTCTATAATCACTCCAAAAACTTTGCGGTGCATAATCCAACAAATTAACAATTTCGTAGAAATAATAAGTTTTTTCATCTGGAGCTGTACCTTTTGTAACAACTTCTGGAGTAATATCAAATAGATCAATATCAAAACTAACATCAAAAGATATATTATGAGCTTCAGTATGACTATATGGAAATAAACTATCAATCATTATTACACCTCATTTCTACTAACTTCTAACATCTGTCTATCAGCTCCACTACCCTGCCCTGCAATTAGAATAGTATTCTCTGAGCTTGACTTACTTTCCTTAAAGTCAATCATTTTCACAGAATCCATAGCTGGATTAAGTCTAATTTCATCTTTAATACCAGCTGTTAAAACTTTAAAAATAAACTTTTTACTATCTATATCAAGCTGTAAATCCCAGCCCAACCCAGTAGTTTTTGAGATCTCATAAAGTATCTCAGATATTTTCTGAAATCTAGCATTATAATTAATATTATTACCCTTTGCTAAATCTTTATAAATCTCTAATTGATTAACTTTTCTAGCCGGATTATCTGGATTCACAACATTTACATCAACATAATGTTTCATAGCACTCTCAGCTGGGCCACTAAATGAATCATAACCATCACCAGTATTTACATTATGAAATGCAATTCTTTCCTCAAATATTTCTCCTAAACCTTTTCCAGAAACAGTTATAAGCTCATTATTATCTGATTTTTTTATTTCTCTATCTTTTATTCTTCCTGCATGAATTACATCACCATTTTTTAAAGCTATATAACAATCTGGTCTTAAATATTTAGATTCTTCTCTGTTTCTATGAATAGACACCTCAAAGTCATCTACTTTTCTCCATCTTCTATTCCAAACAAAGTCATTATAACTTTCCAGATAAGCAAGAAGCTCTAAATCGGGTGAAAGGACTAACAGCAGTTCATTTAAACCTACTCGAGATAATCCTATTTCAAGATTACTAATTCCAATAAAATCTATATTTAAAGAAACTACAGCTGAAAGATCATAACTAGAAAATGAATTAAAATTTATAATAATAGAGGAGTTTGTTTTTACTTTAATTTCACTTAACCCAGAAAAATTAAAACTTGAAAAGGTTTTAGCTGACAAATCGTAATTTGAGGATGCATTATATTTTAAATTTAACAAATCATCTAGCTTTAGATTAATATTACTTATTCCAGAAAAATCTAATGAAAGAACCATCTAATCACATCCCTATATAACGATTATAAAATTCAATCTTAACTGAAGTATCAGCATTAACTCCTTGGCCTTCAACTTCAATTGAATTCGTTTTCTTTCCTAAATAAAATAATTCTGATTCCAAATCTAAAATATTTAAAGCTCTACTTTCTTTACCTTCAGGACTAACTACTTTGACATTTTTGTTACCAAATTTTGTATTAATAATTATTTTCTCATTAGTTAACAAATTATAGTTAATTCTTATTTTTTGCCCATTGTTAACATTAGTAATTACAGGGTTTACGATTGGCCCATTGATAGTAATTTCAAAATCAGTTTTAGTGTCTCCCGTATTAGTAAAACTTGTAGTCTCATTAATATTTAAGTTTACAGTAGTAATATTTTCATCAAACCATCTTGGATCTTCGGCCAAAAAGCTTAACTGTACTAACTGAAAAGTCTTACCCTGCCCATCTCCTCCAGGCATCTGTAAATTTTCAAGCTCAATTCCAATTTGATATGTTATATCATCGTTTTGAGTCCATTTAAGTATTCCACCATCATATATCGGATTTAGTATTCTTAAAACTTCGCGTCTTAAATTAAAAACTTCCTGCTTGTTTTCAGCGTTTATCACAAAATCAATATTTATAGTCCTAGAATCAAAAACTTTATTAATTACAGTAGAGCCTATCTGATCAGGTGCTTTATCAGTAACTAATGAATGACTTGGAGTAGCAAAGCCATCCCATTGTTGCAAAATTAACTTATCATTCTGAGGAAGGATCAAACTTTCTCCCTCAGAATTAATAATCTCTAAATTCATAAAATCACTCCTAGTCTAAATCAAAAACACAATTTCCTGCAGAAACCAAAATAGATTCTCCAGTTACTGGTTGTTTAACTGATGGAAGTTCAAATATTCCTAATAGATTATCATTATTATCTACTAAAAAAGCATAGGTGATAGCACTATCAGCATCAGCACTCCAAGGTCCAAACTCTAAATCAGCATTGTTATCAATAGTGGCCTTTCCAGATACCTGTGTTGGGGCATTAAATATAACTTCTTGTTTGATATAACCTGCATCATCTTCTTCGATTACATCAGCAAAAACACTTGTGTCTTCCAAAGTTTCTGTACTCACATCATTAGTTGCCAATCCTAAATATATATTGGTTGGTGCAGTGCCAGTACTTCTAAAAACTAAATTAAGCATTAATTCTTCACCAATATTTGTTAAACTACCTGCCATTATAAATCACTCCTTCAATTTTATTTTGCCCCATATATAGCGCCTAATTTTCTCATTAATTGCTCCTGTTTTCTTCTATCATCAGAAGGATTATTACCACCCGATCCATTTAAATTAACTGTTGGCTGGAAGTTATTATAAGTCTTATTAGTAGCATTATTAATACTACTCACAGCCTTTTTAGCTATAGGATTAATTTGTGCCTGTGATATATTCATAGATGTAGTTAATTTATTCTTAATAGAGTTTATTTTTTCTGCTAAATTAGCTTCTTCATTTTCGATCCCCTGCTGCATACCCTGGCCTATATTAGTACCAATTTCAGCAAAAACTTTAGAAGGAGAAGCAATTCCTAAAACTTTTTTCGCTGCATCTGTCAATCCAGAAGCTACATCCTTAACAGACTGAATTACACTATTCATAGCCGACCTAACACCATTAGCTAAACTACCGATAATATTTCTTCCTATAGAATATAAATCTTGATTTGATAAATAGTCATAAACATCAGTCCAGAATGCCTTAATACCATTGACAATTTCTCCTATTTTGTCTGGAATCCAATCAACCACAGCATTAAACATTTTCTTCATATCTTCAGCAATATTGCTAAATGCTTCAACTGTAAAATTAATAACTCTACTCCAAACATCATTGATAGTTTGGGCTATTTTACTAAAAACACTTATAAAACTATTAACAAAATTTTGGAATGTATTTATTGCATTATTCCAGATAGAAGAATCAGTTATATAACCTGTTATTGTATTCCAAGCATTACTAATGTTATCCACCATAGCTTTAAACACATTAATAATCGTATCTTTTATGCTCCCATAAACTTCTTTAATAGCATTTACTAAAGGGGAATTTGATATTGTCTCAATTATGCTGGCCCATATTTCAGCTATATAATCTCTAACTTTACCCCAAACCTCTTGAGTATAAGCTAAAATTTGATCCCAATATTTGATTATCTGTCCAGCTGGTGTCCAGTTTAAAAAGAGAGTAGTAATAACACTTAAAATATTATTTATTGTATTTTTAATAGCATTCCAGCCATTTAAAGTATATTTTTTGACTGTATTCCAGGCTGAATCAACAATTTTACCAATGTTATATAGAACATTACTAATTTCATTTCTTAATTTATTTAAAACAGTTTTTGTAATATCAACTGCAGCATTCCAGTAGAATTCAATAATCTCTGGTAAATTTGTAAAAAATCCTATTAATGCTCCACCAACAACTTTTATAAAATTTAAAATTTCTTTATGCCATGTTGAAAATATAGCAATAACCCCAATAACTGCAGCTACTATAGCAACAAGCGGGCCAGCTCCTAAAGCCATGATTGCTGAACCAACTGCTGTAATGGTAGGTATTAAAGGTGCTATGGTTGTCATAATAGTTCCGACTACTACAAGAACAGGACCAATGGCCGCTGCCAACATTCCAAACACACCAATAACAGCTTGTATTGGCTCAGGTAAATTACCTAACCAACCCGCTACTTTTCTAATACCACCGACTAAAGCTTGGAATATAGGGAGTAACACATTTGATATAGCAGGCTCTAGCATGTCATAAATTGATAAAGCAGCATCAATTAAACCATCTTTTAATAAACCTAGCCTTTTCTGCATAGATTTCATTTGTTTGTTTGCAATATCTTCTGTTGCTCCACCTGCATTTCTTAATTCAGTTTCATACTGTCTAACTTGTTCAGAAGTACCCATTAATAAGTTAATGGTTCTTTGAGTTTCAGCATTAAAACCTAGCTGTTTTAAAGTTGTTGCTTTTTGTTGATCGGACATTCCTGATAATTTATTCTCTAGCATTTCTATAATGTCAGCTATATGTTTCATATTGCCTTCAGAATCATAAATACTCACATTATGTTCTTCCCACATACCTTTATTTTTATTTTGAGCATCAGTTAAATAAGTGAGTGTTCTAGAAAGCATATTACCAGCTTCAGAACCTTTTATACCCATATCAGCAAAAACTGCTAATAAAGCCGTACCTTCTTCTATATCCTTACCCGTAGCTTTTAAAGCTGCACCTGCTTGATTAGTCATTGCTTCAGAAAACTGCTGAGTACTAGCATTAGCCATATTTTGAGCCTGTGTTAACACATCAGATACACGCTGCATATTTTCCATATGTTCAGCAGTATCTTCTGCTGCTAAACCTAAAGCACTTTGAGCATCAGTTAAAAGGTCAGTAGCTGTGGCCATATCAAAATTACCAGCTGTAGCAAACTCAGCAACTTTCGGTAAAGCTTCCATCGCTTCAGCTGCATCCATACCAGCAGATGCCAGGTAATAATATGAATCTGCAGCCTCTTTGGCCGATTTATCAGTTGATAGAGCAACCCCTCTAGCTGTATTTTCCATTTGGGTTCTCATCTTATTAGAAACATCACCCATAATAGAAAGAGATTGAGTCATAGAATTTTCAAACTCAATCCCGAATTTACCAGCTGCAGCCCCTATAGCTACAAGTGGTGCTGTTATATTTTTAGTCATTGAAGAACCTGCTGATTTTAGCTTAGTTCCTGTTTTTGATACTGACTTTGCCAATCCAGATAACTCTTCTTTAGCTGTTTTAATACCTGCTTTAAAATCTTTTACTCCAGCTGTAAAGTTTGTAACTATAGCACCTGCATTATAAGCCATAAGCTCACCTCCTGATCTTCAAATTAGGATTATGGTTCTTCAACTCTTCATCTGATCCGACTCCAGTGTCTTGAGCATCATTACTAATTTTTTTAGACTTACCAGTTTCTAAAAAGTTTTCTGGTGGGTTTTGTGTTCTAGTAGCTCTAATCATCTTATATTCAAGATTAATTTCCTCAGTCTCCCGTTTTTGAATTTGTATATATATTTCTTCAATTTGTTTTTTAGTATATTTCCAGATCACTTCATCAGGAGGCATTGAATAAGTACTAGCTATTTTTTCTATTGCTTCGAACTCTGTAACTTGGTTTTTGCTCTCTGAATCATTGCTTTCCACTGCAGAACTTTTGTAAAATTTTCAACGATCATCTCTATATCATTAACTTCTAAAATAACACCAAATAATTTTATCTCCTGAGAAATTAATAAATTATTATTTACCCACTCTTCATCTTTATCTAACACTGCTGAATATAGCTTTAGTAACGCTTTCTCACTTATAACACTAATCAAATCAGGTATATTATCTTCAGCATTTTCTAAAATTTCTTGATCTAAATTTAAAACTAATTCTGCAAAAACATTTATCAATTTTCCATATTTAGCTCTAACCAGTGGGCCAACTTCAAATTTTTCTTTTCCAACATAAACCTTTTTAATTTCTGGTATTAAAACTTCATCTACTTTTGTAGTCAAAATAATCTCCTCCAATATTGAAAAGCAGGGTTTCCCCTGCTTTAAATAATTTTTATACTATTGTGGTAAAACTAGTACGATAGTTATCTCCCATTGAATTACCTGCCATATCTCTTATTTCTCCAGATACAAAAGCAAGATACAATGTGTCATTTGCTAAATTTGATTCTGGAATAAACGTAACAGTAAAATCATTCGGATTATAAGCTAAATCTCCAGCTATTTCACTTCCTGTAGCATCAACAATATTGAAATTACCTTTAGTAATATCTCTTTGTTGTATTGCTTCAGAAAAAGTCCATTCAACTTCCATATCTATTGCAACATCAATATCACTATCAGCAGGAGATACAGCATTAATAACAGGAGGTTCGGTGTCATCATAAGTATCAATCCTTTTACCATATCTAGTTTTTTCATCTTTTGTAATATCTTCAATGATTAACATTGTTACCTCATAAACCGCATTATCATCTTTTGTCTGTTCAACTTCTGATGCCGAAATGGGAAAAGCCTTCCAAAACTCATAATTTGCAGTTCCCCCACCTGGAGCTGGTCCATCAACAAATAAAGATTTATATTCAACTTTTGGGGAACCTCCAAAATAAAGTGTGTTATTTTGAGCATCAAGTGCTTCACCAACTAAACCCCATGCGAGTTTCATATTTTCCAAAGTATTTTCTTTCATAGTGAAAGTAACTTCTAGCCTTTCACCAATTTTTGCTATACCGATTACTCCTAAATACTGATCAGCATCATCAAATTCTTTGAATTCAGTTTCCTTACTATAGCTAACTCCACCCTGGGTTATACCAATATCTCGGGCATCTTCTTTATTAGAACCGTACGCTCCAACAAAAATATCTGAAGGGCCTACGGTAAAATTACCAGGGTTTCTAACAGCCTTAGTAACAGTCATTTAAATCACCTCTCTTTAATTATTCCTTTATCCAAATATTATAATTTGCACTAAATAAATGGTTTCCGTTTTCATCTCTACCAATATGGCCCGGTTCATTTTGGGCTTCTAACTTAATTACCCAGGTATTACCAAGCCAAAACTGATATAATTCTTTTAAAACTTTTTGTACTTCTCCAGCTTTGCCTATTCCCAGAGGATAGCTTTTATTCCGAGTAATAACCTGGAATGTTCTATCAGATGTCTGATCTTTTCTAGGCGCTCTACCAGGTGTATCGTAAAAAGTAATACAGTCAATCGGCTTAGATGGCCTCTGCCCAATAAACATATCTTCACTAAAAGTTCCGACATCATGAGCTTCCACAAAATCAACAACTTTTTTTAATAAAATACTCAACTATTATCACCTTCTTTATCTAAAGCAACTTCAATTGCTGCAGCCAATCCTTTAATATATTCAGGAGATTTCTCTTTAAGAGGATTCTCTAAATATTTTGCTTCACCATCTATATGATTTAAATCCTGTTCTTCATGCTGATAAGTGGCATAAGGAGTATTAAAGGCCACCTCTCCTATTAATTCATCAACAAATTGCTGCAGTGATATGTTACCTGCTTTAAAATCTTTAACTACTTGAGCTGCATTAGAACCAGAACTCTCAGTATGAGCTACCTGATCATCATTTAACTTTGCGATACCAGACCCTCTTAAATATCCAGTGGCTTTTGGAGCCCTATTCATTCCTTCACTTAATAGATCCATTATAATTCCAGCCATTTCATCTGCAGCAGCCTTTAAAGCAATATCTTCTGCTTTATCCAGAGCCTTTTGTACCCGCTTTATATCCTCTTCCATTTTTTCAACATCTAATTCAAATAAAGGCTCATTTTTCATTTTAAATACACCCTTAAATATTGATCAGCAACTATACCAGGTACATGGCCAGAATTTATAACCACTTTCTTTTCATCATTAAAAACAATTAAACTTTCTGGTGGAAGCTTCTCAAATCCTGGCGGAAGCCAAACTTCAATTGAAGATACAACTTCATTTCCTTTTGAGTTTCTTACAAGTTTAGTTCTTTCAATTTTTCTACATTCGACATTTTCTGCTATTTCTTCTAATTCAGGGTTACCATAACCATCTGATTTAATAAATTTATTTATTTTTTCTGCAACAGCATTAAAATAACTTCTTATCATATAAGATCACCAACCTGATACTTATATTTCTTTACAAGCTGCTGCACTGTTGGAGCATAAGCAATACCATTTAATATATAAGCCTCACTAACTGATTGTGAAATATTAATACTCTGAACACCCTGAGCCTTTAGATTAAGCCTTTTTCTATCTTCAGGACCTAGATTAAGCAGAAATATCGTCTGCTCAAATACGGCTTTATTATAGTCCTCTCTCGACATTTTAGAACTGAAATTCAAGCTGTCAATTTCTCTTTGAGCATGAGATAAAGCAGCCTTTTTCTTTTCATCATTTGAATCATCCCATTCCGAAGTCCAGAGTCTCATTGAAAAATAAGTATTTGCTGCAGCTATTGTAGGCATTTTTATCACTCTCTCAGTTCTTCTAAGCGATCAGTTAGATATTCAAGTGTAGTTTTTCGGTTTTTATTTTCTTTCTCTTCTAACAGCCAACTTTTTAGCTGTTTAATATCTTTACAATTATCAATAACTTCATCTGCTTCATTGACAGTTAGTTCAGTAATTTTGATAACTGGCTTTTTCTTTTTCTCTTCAATTTTTTCTAAAATAGTAATCTTCCCTTGACCAGCTTTCATCTGCCCCCATTTATCATCACAATTAAATACATCACCTTCTAAATAAATCTTTTTATCCGGGCCAGCTGGATAGCCAACCTTCCAATCAGCTTGAACTTTCAACATAATTTCCACCACCTTTAAATAAGAAAGAGCACCAATTAAGGTGCTCGCATTATTTATGCAGACAATACGTCCATATAAAAAACATATTCAGGATTATATACTGCTGGCCACATTTCAGTCTTCATAAAGTGCCAGTATTTCTTTGGATCATTTTCTTCATAGATTGTAGTAAAGATACCTGGCTGGAAATCATTCTCTGCAACAGGACCCATTACTAAACGGCCAGTATCTTCAATAGCCTGTCCAGCAGACTGTTTAACTAAAACAACTCTACCTTTAGGTACAAAGTATTCAGTAACAGTAGGTCTTCCTTTTTTATCTTCATGTTTTACAAATTCATCATAAGTTATAATCTCTGGATATCCTAAACTTACCAGATAATCATTAATTACACTTAGAGAAATACGAGTAGCATTATCGGAAAATTCACTTGCTACTTCAGTGGAACCTGTTAGTTTTCTTAATTCAGCTCTTCTCATGACTATATTTGAAGGCATCTCATCATTTGTACTGAAATAAGTCTCACAAGCTGCTATCAAATCACTTAATGGCTTAGGAGAAGCTCCATCCCATGAATCCCCTTCTAGAGCAGAACTATCAATTTTATGTTTAGATGGTACACCAAAATCAACAGCTAGTCTCTCATTTTCATCTTTATCATTAAATACGATAGCTCCTTTAGCCATTACCTGCCATCTTAACCACTCTCGTCTTGCTTGAGCTGAGCGTACGTTTCGTGCAGATTCATCTAAAATCTGACGCAAGTTTCTTTTTAGCTCATTATCGTTGCGAGGGTTAAAGATTTTATTTAAAATGGCTTTATTCACTTCAAACTTCTGTCCAAAGGGCACAACAGATCCAGCAACTTTTTTAATAGCCGGGCCACCAACTATTGGTGCTTCTGCATCTCCTCTGGACATTATCTTTGCCATAGCTGTGGTATTATCAAAAATATGATAAACCCAGTCATAATCAAATTCTTCCTGGACAGGTAAATAAGCAGAACCTATATAATTTTCAGGTTCATCAATTTCCTGTAAAAATCCTAAATAATCTATTCCAAATTCATTTTCAATTGTGTCAACCAATTTTTCTTTAGGCATTTAATCTCACTCCCTAGTTTTTAAATTTTAAAGTATTATTCAAAAGCTATCATTGGCAAGTCTGCAGCAACCTGCTCATCATAATTAGGCATTCTTAAAGCATAAACTGCCCCATGGACTATACCTCCAACTAAAGCGTCTTCATCAGACACATCAATCAGTTCAGTACAAACAAATTCAGCTGCAGCAGCCCCATCATTCTTTTGAATAACAATATCTTCAGCATGAGCTGTAGTAATTCCATCCACAGTCAAAGTTCCTGCTGGTTCATCGATAGCAGTAATAATGGCTGTTTCTTCATTACTTCCACCTGGATCACAAATTATTTCATCACCCTTCTGCCAATTATGCCAATCTTCCTCATTTAGATTTTTTAGAGGAATAGTGTTTTCAGCTGCATCTGCTCCACCAATTGCTACCTTATCTCTAGTAACAGGTGCATATTTACCGGAGCTGTTTAATTTACCAATGGCAGCTCCTGGTGGTACATAGTCACCGTTAACAGCTTCTTTACTTACAACTCTTGCTCCGTCAATATAACGGGCATGTCTAGACTTTAAGATATTTATAAATTCAAGTTCTTCAGTAACACTGGGCTTTAAAGTCATTATTATTCACTCTCCTTTTTAGATTTGTATCCTAATTCCATGGCCAGACTTTCAGTATTCTTTTTCTTATCTTTTGGACCACTTCTAAGAGGGTTTCCACCTCCACCTCCAGCATCTTTGTCAAATTCTTTTTCACCAAAAACATCTGGCTTTTCTTCTTTAATCTCATTAATCAAAACAGATGGCCCCAACTTTTTACCGTCTTCAGTTAAAATATTACCTTCTTTATCAGTAGCAACTACTTTTCCTTCTTCATCAAGTTTCAGTCTGTTTTTAATACCCTTCTTTTCAACTAAAAACTCAAAATACTCCGGATCTTTAACTCCAGCATCTTTGGCTGCTAACTGCAGCTCATATTCAGTTTTTAATTCTTTTTCACGTTCCTCAGCTTTACCTTCAAGCTCCTTAACTTTTTCTTTATACTCTTCCAACTTTTCAGGATCAACTAAATCTTTCATTGCTTCTTTTAATTCATTAATTTCAGTCTCATAAGAACTTTCGGCCCGGGCCAGTCTCTTTTTGACAATCTCATCGACATCATCCTGAGTAAATAAATCGTCTTCATTAGGCAAATTACTATTCCAGATGTTTTTTATTTCCCCTTTGAGATCATCTGTAATCTCAACATCATTTTCTTTCAAAAATTTAATTAGTTCATCCATTTTATACAACTCCTTTTATAATTCCTGTTTTAGGTCTGTCGACCACCGTTTTAAGCTCGTCAGCTATATACCAGTTAGCTTTTAATGTCTTCCCCAGTCTGGACATAAAAAAAGCACCCCAGTTATGGAGTGTTCTATAAATATTTATTTATTAATTTTTTATGCAGCTCTTACTAAAATTTGATATCTCTCAATCCAAGGTGTCATTACATGAGCACAATTAGGGTGGAATGGTGGTCTTGCATCAAGTTTTGGATAATCAGGATGATCTCCTGATAAAGAATAAACATTTCCTTCATAAAAATTACAAATATCCATTCCATCAACATCTGTATGTTCAGTTATCTTAACTAAATCAAAACCATAATCATTCATCCTTTCTTCGATGCCCTGCGTTTGCAGCTCCCTGGTCCTAGTACGGGCAAACATTCTAATATATCTATCTGGTTCCCATCTGCGGCCAGCACTATCGATAAGCTTGAGTCCGTTATATTTTATTTCCTTATAAAGACGGCTGCCAATTTCTTTACCAGTAGTTGTACCACCTCTAATACCTGGTTGTTTAATAAGATTAATTCCCCTAACATCATTAATCCCTTCCCGTACAATTCCATCAAACCGTTTTCTCCAGAAATCATTAACCATTCTGACATCTCGAAGCATATCAGCAGTAACTTTTTCAGTCATTTTTTTAATCATTTCTCTATCTTTAGGAATTAAATCAAAGATTTGTATGACTTCACCGTTATCATCAACATACTTACTTTGTTGTTTAATAAAATTATTTGCTAACTCTCTACCAGATAAATTACTTTTTGGTGCAGCAATACGGGCGAAGTTTTCAGCACTTTTAGCCAGTTCAGTTAAATCTTGAGCAGCTCTTTTTCTCAACCTGTTCAACTGGGCCAGCATATCTTTTTTATTACCCATCTGCTTTAACTTTAAAGCCTCTCTGTCAATAGAATCAGTAATTTTCTTATATTTATCAAGTATCTGTAGTATTTCTTTTTTGGCCGGATTAGTTTCTATTCCATTAATAATATTTGATAATTCATCATACATATCTGCCATTTATCTCACAACCTTAAATAGTGTATGGTGAAGTTGACTGCTGTTCTTCTATTTCTGACTCAATCCGAGCTATCTCTTTTTTAATTCTATCTTCAGACCAATCGGGATTATTTTTCCTAACCTTTTCATTAATGCTAATTGCTTTTGCTCTATCAAGTATTTCAGTCTCTTCTGCTTCTTCTTTAGAATCATCAGGTATGCCATCTCTCCAGGTGGCAGATGGTCTTTCTGCTTCATATTTTTTCTTATTATGATAGATATCCATTAATTGTGCTTTATATAGAATATCTTTAATACCATCATCATAATATCGTTTCTTCCTTGCAATCTTAGAAAGCAATCTCATCAATCTATATTTTAAGGCTCTACCAGAGTCAGCTACATTAGATTCACTCAAGCCAAAAGCATCAGGTGAAGTTTCAGTAACTAAAAACATCATTTTAAGAATATAATCTATCTGTTTAAATGCCATCTCAAGTTTCGCTTCCCAAGTTATATAGCCTGGTTCAGCTCCGTCTTTTTCATAAGGGAAATACTTACTGCCAGATACATCAACCCGACCATCTTCATCTAAAGCTTCTGCTGGCCCTTTCATTTTTGGGTCTGCATGCTTATCTAAAACTCTAGAAATCTGACTTATTCTATTATTAGCTTCATCCTGCAGGCTCTTAATATCCAAATAGTCACTATAACCCCAGAAAACTTCATCATCACGCCAGTTGGGTATATGAGTTATGATAAAGTCATCTACTCCTGTTTGCTGCATTTTATCAAGCTCAGGGTATAAAGTATCAAGTG